GCCTGGAGTGTGAGTATGCTGATAACCTCCTCATAGCCATCAAGGCGAATGAAGGGGAGTTGTTTGCGAAAGCCGTCCAACACCCCGTTATACCCGAATGGTGCGAAGACACGCTCGATTCTGACATTGATTTGTTCAGACGAGAATACCTAGCATATAACCTGGTACGAAAGTTCCAGGGATTCGAGTTTCGCACGCTGTCGCAAAGACAGGCCGTGTGTTGGGAGAAATGGAAAAGCGCTGAAGAGAGTTGCCTACTCGTCAACGACCTCGGTAGGACTTACAGCCAAATTGATGGGCATAAACTGCCACTCGAACTCGTAATTCAACGAGCTCGTGCATATATCAATCAGGTGTTGGGTCCGTATTCTATCGATAAGTGGATGGGACGGTGCAGCTTTTCAGGGGGAAGTACCACGAGCCGGAAACGGCAAAATGGTCATCCACTGTTAAAATATACGTCCATAGGACGTAACAACGTGACCCGTAAAGCATTACCATATGCGGTGACTGCGGTTAAAGGCAATCAAAGTTGGTTATACTCATACCTTTGTAAATACGGCCCAGATCCTCGTGACTGGTTTACCGTTGTTAATGAAGGAAGAGGCTTTAGTGTTCCCAAGGATTGGGGCACGGAGCGTCCGTGTGAGAAACAATCAGATATGAACGTCTACTTGCAGAAAGGTGTTGGTTCCTATATTAGGGATCAATTAAAGAATTTCCGCGTCAACCTTAATTCGCAGTGGCTAAATCAGCACTATGCAATGATAGGTTCGGCAACGGGTTCGCTGTGTACTATTGACCTAAGTAACGCAAGTGGGTCAATAGCAATAGGTCTCGTAAGAGACTTGGTTCATCCCGAATGGTTCGATGTTTTGTGCCAGTTACGCACCGAAGTAGCAATACTCCCGGACGGATCTGTGCATGAACTCGAGCAATTTAGTGGGATGGGCAATGGTTTTACATTCGAGCTAGAGAGCCTGATTTTCTGGGCCCTTACGCGCGCGTGTCAAGACTGTACCACAGACCTTGAAGACCGCAGACTCGCAATCTTTGGGGACGACATAGTCGTTCATCATTCGGTTGCGCCCCTGTTATATAGTGTGTTTAAGTACGTCGCTTCACAGTCAACGCGACAAAGAGCTACACTACTGGGGGTTTCCGTGAGAGTTGTGGTAAACACTACCTTTTCGGAAGAGATGTTACGCCCTTCTTTATAAAGGAGAGCCTCGATGATGAGGTTGCTTATTTGTATCATTGCTATAACAGTATGCATGATTGGTCTGGTGGCAGACATGCCGCTCTTAAACCAATACTGCGCCACATACCTGGGAGTCGACGTAACTACGTGCCTAGAAGATTTGGCCTCATGGCCGGAATCTTTGATGGTGACGTTTGTCGAAGAACCAGGCGTCTCGGTAAGGCCAGGAAACTGACCGAACGCGGGTGGGTGGAAAACTGTTGGGAGTTTACAGTTCGTCAGAAACGTGGTAGTTTCCACGAGGTTGGCGGCTGGGCAGGCCTGTTGTACGCCCTGTCTCTCTCTAAAAGTGGTAATGAAGCCGACCCGATAAGGATAGGCTTGGAGAGCGAGGGTCAGTGGTCTTATGTCAAGATCACTGACCCGAATTTCACATAGGTTGAAACTCGGATACCTATGTGAGTGAGAAGGGGGGCCCCGGAAGGGGCCCCCCACAACCGCAAAACGGAT